ATTACGTTCAGAACAAGCTTCTGAATTTAACTTTTTAATATAATCATATATTCGAGAATTAATTTTATAATTTCTTTGTTGATTTCCATTAACATTCGTCATCATATGTAAAGCGAATTTAATCCCCGAATTATTTTCTACCATTTTAGTCAATAATAAATGACAAATAAAATGTTCCCTAGCAGTTAAATTCGCGATATTATCAATAGAATCATTTCCATTTAAACATTTCGGTATAATATGATGCTTTTCATAATATTGAGGTAAATCCCGTTGTTTTGAATTTTCAATAATAGCATAATAAAAATTTGTATATTTATTTTGTAAAAACATAATATCTCCAAAATAAATTATTTATTCATTCGGAGTTTTTCGTAAATTAGAATGAATCATTTTCCAAAAGTCTCCAAATATAAACTTTCTAATTCCGGTCTATCTTCGGGAATATATTTTACCTGATATTTATCCCATCTAAACCAAATGCCACTAACTCTCATGTATTCTAGACCATCAATAAGGAATTTCGTATTTCCATCTTCGCTAGCATTAATTTTTTCTATTTTAGTTGTCATATTTTCTTCCAATTTAAGTATTCCAGTTCAGCTCGTAACCCAGAGAAGGTGTTATTACTTATTATAACTAATAATTCCTCCTGCGTCAAGCCATTTTTTATTGCATCATTAATATCCTTAACTCCAAATGATTCTGGTAATAAACAAACAGAGAACCCATTCTTAATAAACTTCCCGATATTTTTAACGATATTCGCGTTTCTAGGCTCGCAGTCAGGGATTAGTATCAACTTACTCTTATCAAACACATTAGCTGCAGCAGCCAAATTTGAGTCTGCAGTTGCGATCGCGTTTGGTAGGAATAAAGAATCGAATGGACCCTCTACAACATAAATCAGCTTCATTGGATCAACTTTATCCAGCCCAAAAATCTTTTCTTGTTCCCTGTCAATCTTTACTGTTATATATCTCATGGAATAACTATCAAGAGCTCTTCCCTGAAATGCAACTAAATCACCAGATCTAGAATAAAATGGAATAATTACCCTTGGACCAGTTTGATCAAGTTTTTTATCGGAAACTGATTCAACAAAAGCCTTAAAATCATCAGTAAAAAATAGATATTTAAGATATTTTTCTGGTATTTTGCGATCTAAGATATACTTTTTAGCAATATGACTATCATCTAAATCAGCAATAGTAGGTAAATCTATTTTTTTATCTTGAATTTTAAATTTTGGAATTGCAGGTTTATCAATAGAATTAGTTTTCTTTCCAGTAAATTTTTCCTGGAAATTTTCCATGATATATTCTTGTTCTAGATGAGGATCTAGATAACCAAGCAAAGATCTAAGAGTTGTTCCTTTATCGCAATTAAAACACGTGTAGAAATAATTATCGTTTTTTGCATAAACGAATCCACGAGTTTTTGATTTCATTTTCTGAGAGTCGCCGCAATATGGGCAACGCATGGTATATAGGTTGGTATTCTTTTGTTTAAAGAGTTCCAACTTAGGTGATAACATTAAAATGTATTTTCTATCTATCCAAATGCTCATTATAAAAAAGCCTGAAGTTTATATTCAGGCTTATTATACTACGAAAAGATAAAAAAGTAAAGCATTATTTTATTACAAATAATTTTTTAAGCATATCAATATTTGAAAATATCCATAAAACAACTACACCGCCGCCCCACAATAACCATTTGTATTGTAATAGGTCTACAGTTTTGGCTTCATTTTTATCAACTCTATCAGTTAAAGTTTTATTCATAGAATTAATTTCCTCTGTTAATAACTTCTCAATAGCATTAATTCTACTTGAAATATTTTTCTCAGAGTCTTCTAATATTTTATATAAATCTTCTAATTCATCTTTAGTATTAAGAAGGTTATATTCTATTTTCGTAGTTTTATCTAATACTGCTGCATGTTGAGTATCGATTTTATCAATTACGTCTTCGATTCTACTAAAAAGCCTATTAATAAATCCGACTTCTTGTTTTAAGACTGCAACTTCAACTTTTAATTCCGATAACGTTTCGACTTTTACATCATGCAACGTTGAATTATCTGCCATTATCTGCCCACCTTTAGAGAAATATCTTCTATTTTTGATGTTTGTTCAAGTAATTTATCTAGTTTATGAGAATAATTTTCTAAAGATCGCAATAAGTTAAGTCTTTTTGCTATATTACTTTTTGATAATATTTCTTTATCGTTATAATTATTATAATGGATCATCGGGGTTGCCTCTTTGACAGTCATCATAACAAATACCAGTTATTTTAATTTTTGTAATTTATAAATTGTAGTATTGCATAATTCAACAGATTCGTCAATTATATTTTGCATAGAAGTATCATCAGTAATTAATCCTCTATTTTTAGAAATCCAATCCCTAAATTCTATAATAGCATCAACTGCGATTTTCATTTCAGCAACAATTGGAGGCAAACTAATAAATTTACCATATAATCCAATATAAGCTTCACAGAATTTATCTACAGTTTCAACAATTTCTTCATAAAAAGTTGTTAGAGCAGAATGTTCTGAAAAAGAATCTGTACTTAAATGAGCAAAATGAGTAGTTGTAGCTAGAGCTCTACAGCGAGCAAAAAATTCAGAAGCAATTGCATTGGAAATTCCTTCTTTTGAACTTGGATCTTGAGCTTCTTCAGGCGGATATCCAGGTTTTGTAGCTTCAAATAAAGCTTGTTCTATTTCTTTTTGATTAGCTTTACGTGTTCTATTAAAACCGCAATCTTCAATAATAGAAGTTAATTTATTTTTATATTTATTATCCATTTTATCCTGCCCTTGTTATTGGAGTTCCAGTCATAACTGTAGATTGTTTTTTTCTTGGCATTTTTACTCCAGGATCTTTAAGTCCTGCTATACCATTTGTAGTATTAGTTGGAGCGGTACTAACCGCAGCAGGAGCACCTTCTCCATCTTCTTCTAAAAATTGTTTAAATGTTTTCATAATTCTCTTAATATTTTTGCGATTTCCATATCTAAAGGAATATCAGAGGAAATTAATTTAGTTCCATCATACAAAATTTCTGTAGGCATTCTATTTAGATAAACTAAAAACGTTTTTAATGCACTATAGCAATTATCATCTAATTTAAAAAACAACATTTTATTTACAGCTATAGTTGGTTCAAAAACGTTATATAATAATATTAAATGATTTAAAATTAACCGTTCAGCTAATTCGCCGGATTTTTTATATTTCTTTAACAATCGTTTAATGTAAATTATTCTTTTTAAATCGGAATTAAATTCAGTCATAGAATAATGCACAGAATAATAATGTTTTGCAGCAAATAATAAAAAATTATCTTCAGTCAAGTCATCCATAATTTATAGGTAATAAGTTTTAATTTTGGTTAAGATAATTATTTGGAGTATTAGCCTGCTCCAAGTCAGTATTACTTACTTTAGCATTTTTATCTGGATAACCGTAAAATGTTACTTTTGCCTTTTTTCCAATACTATCTTTCTTAGCATCTTTAATTGTTTCAACTAATGATTTCGTTGAATCTTGTTCTACATCTTCTAATCTATTTTTTAATTGTAACCATGCTTTAAATGCAGGAGAATTCTTAATTTTATCGCGAAGTTTTGCTCCGGTAATTCCACGCAATTTATATGGATCTAATCCTAAATGTCTATAATAAGTTACAACTTGGTCATAATTACTAACTTCATTAATTTGTTCAATTTCTTCTGTAATTTCAATATCAGATAAAGAATTTTCTAATTTAAGCGCTTTAATACTTTGTAAATCCATTTATATATCTCCTATTATTTAGTTTTGTTTGGTTTTACTGGATGCACTGGAGTTGGATGACTAATTGAATGCGATGGAGTTGTATCTATATGTACAGCATGAGCAGTAGGCGCACGATGAACCGCTAATGAATCTTGTTTCTGTGCAATTTGTCGCGAATTATGCATAGCAGAACTAGAAACATTTGGTTTCTTTGGCATAAATTTAGATAAAACGCGCTGTTTTAATCTAGGTTCTACTGGCTCTGGATGATGCTGTTGATGATGTTGCATTTCATAATTATGTTCATGCTCTCTGTTTATAGTAGTCATTAATGCAGTATCAGCTTTATTTTCACTATCAGATTTAGTTATCTGTTTTTCTCTATTTGCAAATTTACGAGTATTTTTTAATATTTGTGGATTAGTATATTTTGAATACAGTTTAATTCCAGCATAAGCTGATTTAGCAGATAATGCATTATGGTAAATCCTAGTTGAGTTATCTTCATTTAATTCAGTAAAATTTTCTCTATAATGATTCAGTAACTTATCTTTAAATCCCATTGATACAGGAGCATTATTTGAATTTGATTTAGAAGTTAACTGTGCATGAGATGGATCCATTTGATCTTTCCCAGTAGAGAATTTTCTAGGTTTAGTTCCATGAAAATGCTTTGATGGATCAGTAGATTTAAATAAAGACTTTAATGAAGTAAATTTATTATGCATTTGTTCATCCAATTCCACGGGGAACCACCTTTTTAAAATTTATTTTTTTAATTTTATTCAACACTTTTCTAGTATTTTCTTTATCTTGATCAGATTGCATACTAACTGTTGAAGACGCGGTACTTTGCATAGGACCAGTAGCTATTGGAGAAATATCATAATTAGGCGATTCAACTGATTCAGCAACTCCATTATAAACAGACCATGTTCCTGGAGTCATACTTCTAGTATCAGAAGAATCAGCAGGAAGTTTTAATGGAACAATTTTATTAACCTTTTTCTTCAAATTAATTTTTACAATTTCTTCTAAACGTAAATCTGATTTAAATGTTAAATCTTCTAAAATATCATAAATAAATTCTCTTGATTCAGTTAAATCCAATGATTTTGAATTATCCACAGTAATATAAGAGTTAAATAAACTAATAATTGCTTGTCTATTTGCATTTCCAACACTAATTCTATCCAATGATTCTTTTAAATTTTTTCTATCTTTTAATCGTTCTACAGCAATTCCTAAATTAGCCTCAACAACAATTAAATGCGTTGTATAACCAATTGTTTCTAATATATCTTTAGTTATAACAAACCCCAGATCGAATAAATTTCCAGTAACGAGTATGGAATATCTTTCTAAAAGAGAATCTTGTTTTTCCGATTTAGCTCGTTTAAATACTGCGTCATTATACAACATCTCATCAATTTGAGTTGACGTAAATTCTACAATACCGTAATTAGATGCAATATCTCTAATTACGACATCCTTTCCGGATCCAGGAGATCCGATAATAAAAATTGCTTGTTTATTTTGCATTTTAAAATAGTCTTATTTTGTTTAAAAATCCACGAATATATGATTCATGAACATTCATACCAGATTTAACATCACTCATCAATTCTTTTGCATGATCATCTGAAACGTGAGATGGAACTCCTTGTCTAAATGAATGAAAATCATTGTTTTTAGCAAATTCTCGCATTTTAGTTCCAGACATACCAGCAGTTCCTTCTGCATTTGGATCTCTATGTCCAGCAGAACGTACTTCTATTTTTTTAAAATTATAATATCCATGTTTAGAAGGTACTCCATTATATTTATGTATTAATTCTTCCATACCTTTTGTGCGATCCGAACCCGCAACATAAATTAAATGATCATGACCTTTATCGTGTAATTTAGATAAATGATGTAATAATGTTGGGGATTTAGAATCCGCTACCGAGAAATTAGTTCCAGGAGAATATCTAGATAAATGTTTTAATTTGTGTTCTGAAGTTAATGGATTTTTCTTTGGATCATGACTACCTGAAGCGATAATATCATGATCAGCATTTTCTTTTTCTGCAGTAGAACGAACAGCATTAATTAACTGTAAGTGCCCAGTTGTAGGTGGATTCATTCTACCAAAAGCAGTAACAACAGGATTTTTAGTGCTCATTAACGTACCTTTAACAAATTAGCTTTAGAAAATTCTTCTCTATTAACAAGTTTAGTTGGTTCTCCATTATGATGAATAACAAATCCTTCCGGATTAGTTCTTTTGTCACCAATATGGTGTTCTAATCCACCTTCATGTTGATTTAATGTTTTGGTTAAAATATTTTTAGCCGACTGTAAATGGCCATGCATTTTTAATAAACGATTATAATGATCAGAATTACCAGCAATATGAGATAGATGACTAGTCAGTTCAGTATGTTTTCTAGCTTTACCTGCATCACTTTTTAACTTATCAATTTGTTTTTCATATTTACCTGCTATATGATTCTGCAATCCATCTGCAGAAGGTTTTTCGCCAGTTCTAACCGTATGATTAATATATGTCGCTAAATGCCCACTGTCACCACCATGAGGTGCTGTAGAATCATATATAGTATCTTTATGCGCTTTATGAATTTTATCAGCGGCATCCATATGTTTTTGAAATTTAGCTTGATCAGATTCGCTGTAATGAACGTTTTTGGTATCATGTTCTGGAGTTTTACTCCAAACATGATCATGAGATTTAAAATTATGTAAATCTGGATGAGGATCAGCTTTCATAGAAGATAAGGTATCTCCATGATACTGAGTATGAGTAACAACACCTAATTTTGCTTTTTTAACTTTATCTGCTTCTTCGCCGTGAGCAGTATATTTAATTGTATTTGGAGTAAATGATACGGATCCATTATCATTATGTTTCTTATCATCTCCACTAAACATTAAATCGCCTTGATATACACCCTTTTTTGGAGTAATTTTATGTAAATGATCCAACGAATCTTTTAACTTCTCAACTAATCCAGGAGCATGGCCATGGTTTTGCTCAATATCTTCGTGAGTATAATTTATTTTTGGATTTTTATTAAATGCAGATTTGCTTGCCACAAAGAATTTACCATTCTCTGGATGATGACCATATACGATGGAAGGAGATCCATCGTATTTCATGGTAAGGTTAGTGCTATGTTCTCCAGATTTAATTGCATCATGCGCATGATGCAATGCACCTCGAGCATGAGCATATCCATTTGAACCTTCAAAAACTCTATCTTCTGGATGTTTAATGTGCTTTAATTTAGCACCTTCTTCCTCGTTCTCAACAAGAAAATCTTTAAAACTTAGCATATAACCTCTCTGGCTTAATGTATATAATATAATTAACTATTTATATTATAATAGTTTTTCTTTAATCCAGTCAATCACATTTATAGTTGGAACCCAATCTGTTGCTAACTTAAATTTAGTATTATCTGATAAATTATTTAATGCCTCACCAGCGGGTTTTTTAATATAAACAATACTATCTGATAAAGTATTAGCAATTTCATTAATAGTTTTTGTTTGTCCATATCCAATATTAAATACTTGAGCTTTCCACATATCTGGGTTTGCATCAAAATTAGCAATACACCGTATATTAGCCTGAGCAATATCTTTTACATGTATAAAATCTCGCTCTTGGGTTCCATCACCAGTAACTGTTAATGGTTTACCATCTTTTAATAATTTTTCAAAGATACCCAATACTAGCGCATATTGGCCAGATTTGGGAGAACGTTCGCCATAAACATTAAAATAGCGAAGAATAACTGATTTAATTCCGTAAATTTCATAATAGTTTCTCAAAAATAATTCTGCTGCATATTTAGTTGATGCATATGCGTTTAAACAATCTTCTCGCTCAGTTTCTTTTAATGGAAAATTTGTATTTAATCCATATATTGAAGAAGTTGAAGAGAAAACAATACCTTTAATCTTATTTGCTTTTGCTGCTTCTAATACAGAAACAACGCCTTTAATATTAGAATCAATTGCCTTTCTTGGATTAGCAATAGAAGCACCTAATCTAGATTCAGCGGCTAAATGAAATATAAATTCACACCCTTTACTAACTGAAATTAATTGTTTAGTATTACAAATATCAAAATGATAATTTTTAACGTTTTCATTAAAATAAAATTGATCATTATCAGCTGACAAATCATCAACATTAACAACGGTATAACCAGAGTCAACTAGTGCATCAATTAAATGACTTCCAATAAAACCGCAACCACCAGTAACCAATACTTTCATATATCACCTTTTTTTAAATAGATGCCCTATTATAATATAAAACATCTATATTGTCAAGCACTTTTAATCAAGGAAAACGGTTTTAAACTTTTCCATAACTGTATGCGGGTTAAATTTTTCTACTAATTTAGAATAATTTTTATTATATAATTTAACATTAAGTAACATATCGCGCAATTCAATAGCATTATTATATAATAATCCACTATCTTTTAATAAAGTTATATGATGTTTATCACGACCACCATTAAAACAAAATACAGGTTTATTATGAAATAACCCTTCACAAATAGCTAAACCAAAAGATTCTCCATCGCTTCTACCATGAATCATCGCATCACAAGATAAAATAAAATCAGTTTTTTCTTGTTCATCAATTATTGGATCAATAAATATAACATTTGGCAAATTAATGAATTTAAATGTATTTACAAATACAAAAACATAATCTAAATTTTTGTATGCAAATTGAGCAATAGTTTCTAACACAAAAGGAATATCGAATTGGCGCAACCCACCAATTCGACCAACAACTATTTTATTTTTATCTATTCCTAATTTTTCTCTAAAATTAGTTTGTTTAGTTTTTGGTAAATCAACTATATGTGGAACAAAATCAATTTTACCATTACTAACATAATCAGACAACCATTCTGAGATATAAACATATTTGTCTCCATGAGGCTGATTAGCCTGAAATACTGCATGAATTAAATTTTTAGATTTTGTTGTAACTAAACCATCATTAAATCCACCTTTAATAAAATAAGTAGCATCAACATTATTATCTTCTACTATTTTATCCAATTCAGCAAGAGAAGTATAACCGATTACGGTAAATTGTTTCTTAACTTCCACCAAAACATCTTGTTGCGTTAATGAATCAGAACTAACTCCAGAATCACTAAAATTTGTAGGATAAACAATTATACTCTCATTACCTAAAATTTCCTGATTATATTTTGCATAATCTAAAATTGCCACAGTGGTACCTCTATGACAAATTGTATTCGTTTGAAAAGCTATTTTCATTTTAATTACCTATAATATAATCAATGCAAACTGCATATACTCCACGGCTTTTATAAAAATCAAAATCAACGTTTTTTGTAAAATCCAATATAACAAGGTTTTTAAAATATTTTACATGCTTATCTGGATAAGCCCAAATAAATTCTTGAGAAGTTAATGTAATATCATCTTCTTGATGCCAAAAATAATTAAATCCAGTGTTATTCAACGCAAATACAGCATCTTGATTTTTGCAATGAATCCATAATTTATCCTTTCTTTCCAATAAAAAACTAAAAGAAGTTTTATAAGTTGGAGTGTCATGCCCTAGAAAATAATCTCCATCTATAAACCACAAATCAATTTCTACATCATATCCTTTAGATATACATAAATTAATTTGATCGGGATGATTTTCTGTATCTGAACAAGGTCCAGTTAAATTTCCTCTATGCGATATAATTTTCATATTAATATTGTTGTATTTTATTTCCCTTTCTAACAACACAATTCATAATTTTTTGTTGCTGAACAGGAATATTTAAATGGTTAATAGCATTACACAATAGTCCATGTGGAGGAGTATCATGACTATTGCTATATATTGGATTAAAAAATTCTTGCATAATAAATTCAGAAATATTTACAATATTATTTTTATTTGCGATTAAAATACAATCATTAGGATAAACATTACCCGAATCAATAATAATAGAATTTAAAACATTATCAAAATTAATTGGGTTATATAATAAATCGCAACGAGTCTTAATAACCAAATCATATTCATCATATTCATTCATTATTTGAACAGATTGAAAAAATTTAAGATATTGAAAAAATGTAGTTTCTAATCCGGTAAATAAACTATTAACATCTTCAGGCAAATTATAATGTAAATTACTATCAATACTAATATTTTTAACATTAATTCCAGAAAAAATATCAGCAATTTCTTCATTGGTTAGCCATGCATCTTCATTATCTCCAATTAAATTTCGTATATATGGATGATGATTATACTGTAAATTATACGTCGACACAAAAATATCAGGATTTAAATGTCCAAATGTTTGTAAAAAATTTTCTTTACAATAAGACCAAGTTCTTATGTTTCCAACTAATAATATTGCAGTTTTCATGGTTTAATAATATATGCAGTAGGGGCTTTAATATTTGTTCTATGTAATTCAATACCAAATTCTCTTATAAATTTATCTACCCCATTAGCTTCGCTCCAACTATGATATGCGTATTCATCAAATACAACAATACCACCTGAAACAATATTATCCCAAAAATTAACTAATGCATCATATGTTGGTTCTGCTAAATCCATATCAAGATATAAAATGCTAATTCTAAATCCAGGTCTAGAAACAACAATTTGTTTAGAAGTTTTACTAACATCACCTTGTATCAATTCAAACTTAGAAGTATTAAATCCAGCTGAAATAATTTTTTTAGATATACCATCATATGAAATAGAATTTAAATCTAAATCTTTATCTCGATCAAAAACTTGTTGCATTGTTCGTTTATCAGTTTCATCTTTTAATTCATCTACAAATGATGGATTAAAAAAATCAAAACCCATAACCTTTTTAATACTATGCGGTTCATTAATATCCAAAATTTTCAACCAAGATAATAAACCAGAACCTTTAAATACCCCGCATTCTACAATATCTCCAAGTAAATGTTTTGTTTTATCGTAAAATTCAAATTTACTATGTAATTTATTAAAAACATTTCTATCATTACTAAAAATAAAATTATTAAACGAATCATAAATATTTTGATTATCATGTATATCTGATTCATTATTATATAAATTCACCATTATTTTTCAATCCTATAATTTTTATTACCATCAAGCCTAACAATAGAAATACCAATTGTTTGGCTATATTCAATTCCAAAATCTGCTATTAAATGATCCATACTATAATGATGTATCATTGGATCAAGTTGATATGGATAAGTATTTAATCTATTTAAATATATTTTAAATGCATCGAAATTACATATTGCCATCATATCGTTTTGCGGCATATGAACAGCACCATCACCAATAAAAATTAATTTAGGATTATTGGTACATTCTTGTAATATATATTCATAATTTAAAGGTTTATTTAATAATATATCAAATCTATATCTTATAACTAAATCATATGTTCCATAAATATTTTCATGTTGTAAAAAATCATTAAATACTCGTAATAATTTTCTTTTTTGCATATCTTGAGGGGGTCCAACAACCTCAGGTTCTATACCAAAATTTACAACATTAATACCAGAAAACATTTGTTTAATTTGATCAGAATTTTTAATAATATTCATTTCATATTCTTTATGAAGATGATAATCTGACCTAAAAATTTCATTATACGTGTCAACAAAAACATCAATTTGATGATTGGCGTTATACAAATTTTCTAAAAAATTTTGTTTACAAAAATCCCATGATCTTATATGACCTGCTATTAAAACTGCTATTCTCATACACTAACTCTTTAACCAAGAAACAACTGGACCTTCTCTATCTGTAACTCTGTTTTCACTAACAATACTATGATATTTGTGAACTACAAAACTTCGATTAGTTCCAATAAAATACTTAAATAAAGAAGAAAAATTAACCCCACCCCAACTCTGAACAGCTATATGTACGAAATCAAATAATCCAACAGAAAGGAAATGACAAGAAAAATCTCTAATAACATAACAAGAAGTAAATTTTATGCTATTATCAGTTATATTTACTTCAGGACGGTTATTAAAATCATTATTACTACTACCTATTTGATCTTCCACAAAAAACGTTATATCATCTGACTGAATATACGAATCTCTAGAAATATATTCAAATATTTCAGTATCAGTTATTCTTTCTTTTGCACAAATAAATGGAGCAACAAAATATGCGGGAATATCTACAGGTAAAGAAAGAATATCGCTAAAATAATTTTTAGATAAAAGGCAATCAGATTTTAATAATAAAACTCTATCTTCTTGAACATAATTTTCCGTAACGTAATTTCTAATAGTTGATATATCTGCACCTAATGCCTTTTCGGTATTAGGATTATAATCAAATAATTTAATTTCAGCAAAAAAAGTATTTAAATTAAATTTTTCGTATAAATCTATTAACGTATCATTTGATAATTCATCTTGGTGCGTATTGTAAATATATAAGGCATCAAATTTACCAGAAACATTTTCTTGTTTAGATAAACTATAAAAACAAGCTGTAGCGTGTTCAACGCCTAATGTTTTATGAGTTATAAAAAATATAATGTTTTTCATTCTTTATGATTATCTAGAAAATAATTTAAATCTTCAGGAGTACCAATACCCCACATTTTTTCAACAGTTTTTACTCGTATTTTTTTACCATCAGCAATAGCTTCATTAAATACTGGACATACATAAAACTCATTATTAGTTCGTATATCCTTTTCAATCATTTGTTCAGCATATTTAACATAATCAGAACCTTTTTTCCAATAATAAACTCCTACTGTTGCTTGATCAGATATAACTTTCTTTTCTGCAACTTCAGAAACAAAACCAGTTTCATCGACTTTAGCATATGACCATTTAGGGTGTGTAGCATTAAATGTTAATATACCTCCATCAATAGCATCAGCTGAAAATGCATATAAACATTCATTAGAATTCCATTCAATAAATTGATCAGAATTAGTCATAACCAATGGATTATCATTATTAATATACTTTTTAGCTAATAAAGTTGTACAAGCAGCACCTTCAGTAATACCATCAACCAATACAATTTCACAATTTGGCGCAATTAAATTTAACAAATATTTTAAATTGTATTGCTCATAGTGTTCTTTTTGTACTAAAAATACATAATTAGCTTCTATATTCAAGTTTTCAACAACAACTTGAATCATAGGTTTTCCTCTAACCTCAATTAAAGGTTTAGGGAAAGTATAACCTGCAGCAGAAAACCTACTACCCGCGCCAGCCATTGGAATTAATACTGTTAATTTTGTATCTTTCCATGGCAAAGGCTTTTTACCAACTCCTTCGATTTTATCCATCATATTATAAATCCTATCTAATATATGTTCTGAATTAACTTCATGAGAATCATCAACTGCTAATAAATGCGCGCCAGAATCTATAGCTCCTTGTCTACCAATATGACTATCTTCAACAATTATTGTATTTTTAGGAAGAGCATTCATAGCTATCATACATTTCCAATACATTTCTGGATATGGTTTAGTTCTAGTTACATCTTCATTACTAACGTAATAGTCAACAAATTCTAATACACCGATACTCAATAAAGATAATTTTACAGTTTCTCTTATTGAGTTACTAGCAACAGCAATTTTATAACCTCTATTTTTTATTTTAGCAAATATCTTTTGTAATAAAAAGTGTTCCTGAAATTCTTTTATATATTTAAATGTAGCATTTTGTTTATTTTCCCAAATAGTATCATAATGTTTAGGTTCTAAACCTTTAGTTTGAGTTAATAATTTAAGCTTTTTTGTAGTATTTAATCCATCATAAACGCTTAAATGCTCTTCTATACTTATAGTATAGCTATCATCAATATGACTTAATGCTTCATTTAAAGCATAATAATGTAAATTCCTAGAATCTATTAAAACGCCATCTAAATCAAAAATTATTAATTTATTCATACAGTATCGTTAAACTCGTTAAACAAAACAAAAGGATCTCCACCTAATTGATGATCTGGTATTGTATGCAACTCAAATAAATAGGGTTCCATTAAACTGGAAATTAACCATAAACCTTGATCGTCATCAACAAAATTATTTTCAAATAATTTATCTTGAGAAGATTTCATTAATTGTGCCATAATTGACCACATAGATTTATGCGCAACAACTTTAGCTCCAAGTATGTATACATCATTTGTTGCAATTATTTCTAATATATTTTTACCATCATATTGCTTATATGCAAATAAATGAAGTTTTGTTGGGTCAAAATTATATTCCCAGGAATTACTTTGTGGTATATTTTGTTCGCTTCTACAATAACCAAAATCAATCCAAGCAACCATATCATTTTTAGATAATCCATTTTTAATAGATAAATCGACGAAATATGCTTTTAAGTTAGTAACCAATACATAATCTGAATTCCAATATTCAGGATTTTTTAGCTGATTCGGAGAAATACTATTTTTAAATAATTCGTTTTGCTGAATATCTACAATACGTTCTTTTATACTATCAAATTCAGATAAATCAATTCCAACTATAGTTGTTTTTGCTAATTTACCAACGCTTAATTCTGTCAACGTATTAACAAGGTCAGGAGATGTATAAACAGTAATATCTGTATCTAAGTTCAACAAATAAGAAAACCTTTTGATATAAACATCAGTAGATCTTTGTAAATAATGAGGCAATCCTTTATCTGGAGTCCATTCTCCCCTACCAATATCAAAAAAAGCAGTTACTATACTAATTTTACTCATAATTATTTCCTAAATTGAATTACGCATACCGTTTGTAGTAAACGTACCATCAATTATTTCTTGGCAACGTTTAGCAAATAAATCTGCATTTTGTTTAAAACGACCTTGATATAAATGATAGATGGAATTAGCAAAAACAGTTCCTATACCAAAATATCCATAGTTACTTAATTTCCAAATACCTTCTGTTGATTCTCGCTCAAAATGAGTTGGATATAAAGCTTTATATGATAATTTATGTTCTTCAGCTCTATAAGAAACTTCTTCAGCAACATCTGATCTTGTATTTTCAGAAAAAGAAGGTTTACCAAGCTGTATCCATGCTTCTCGACAAATAAAGAAAAAACACGGAGCAGCAAATATATGCGAATATGGCGCAATATGATTTGATACTTGAGCTGTACCAATAAACGTTTTATTTGTTGCAACATAATTTATTGCATAATCAACAATTTGTCTATTTAAAGGGACGCAATCATTATCAAAAAATCCAACAATATCTGACGTACTGTTTTCAAGAACTTCATCCATCCATTTACCGTGTGGATAATCATCTAAATTATGATATATTACTGGTATTTGAAAATGATCCATTACTTTTTTTTGCGATTTAATTAAATATTCTCCATTATTCCAATATAATGTATGTATATCAATTTTCATATTTTACTCCATGGAAATTTATTATTATATTTTTCGCTCATTAATTTATTTCCATGCTCAAAAAAATCTTTAGTAGCAGATCCCTCGTTACCATCAAGCCTATAATTAACTGTATAATAGTTAGAACATTCAAAATTAGGAAAATATTGTTTTAGTGCCTGGAATACAATTCTATCTTGACCCCATCCGCCGTGCCAAGCTCCCGCAATAGTAACAGCAACTTTATTTGAAAAACAATAACAATTAGTATCTATATGATAACAATTAGTCCATGCTTCCCATTTACCTAAACTTTCGCAATTATCTTGATAAATATAATTTCCATTTTTATCGCAAATATTACGCAAACTATACGCCCAATCAGAATTAGTTGATTCTAATTTAGCAATCATAGTTTCAATATGATTTGACTCAAACAAATTATCTTGATCAAGAAAGAAAATATAATCCTCATTAACTAAATGAGAATAAGCTGCATAAATCCTATGACCATAAAAGCCGTTAGCTCCAACATTTTCATCTAGATATTCAACTCGCAAAGGAATACTAAAACCTTTACCTAAAAGCAGTTTCCTTACTTTAGATGCAAATTGTTTTCCATCAACCACAATAAGGGCAGTAACATTATCATATGTTTGTTTGGCAACACTCTCAATTGTTTCTATAAGAGTATCAGCTCCTGTTGTTGGAATTATTACTACTGCACTTTTTGTCATACTTTAAACCCATCAAATGATTTCTTTTCAAATTTATTTTGTTTTTGCATAGATTTATACGACTCAGATGGATCCATGCTTCCAGCATCAGTAATACCTTCCTGAGCTGATTGTTCAACATCAAACAATTTCATTTTAGCTCGATCAACACCAACAACAAATCGTTTATTTAAATTTAAATCTCTATAACGATTTTTTAACTGTTTAATCATCATTTGATTTAAATCATATAATTCTTCGCTGTTAATGATTGCACACATAAAATCAGCAATAGCAGGAACACCAAATGATTCAGATACATCACTCATATCAACATCACTACTTTGAGATCCGCTTCTAGTTGTCTGAGTTGCTGTTACAACAGGAATACTAAACTCCTGAGCAAAGCCACGCAATTCTTGCGCAATAGCCTGAATATATGTATAAGTGTTGATACTACCAGACATCTTCATTCTAGAACTAGCACAAATATTTAAATAATCAATAAACACTACATCTGGAACGAAATTCTTTTTTAAACGCAATTCATTTAATAAAGTTCTAAAATGATTTACATTAGCTGCAGCTGTTGGGTATTCTTTGACAAATAACTTACCAACAGTTTTTGATTTAACATAATTAATCTTTTTATCAAAAGACGATTTATCCATTTGCATTAAATCATCCATAGATATTCTAAGCAAATTAGCATCAATACGTTTTGCAATTTCTTCTTCAGCCATTTCACAAGTTATGTATAAAACATTTTTACCTGCTGTTTGAAAATCAGCTGCAAAGTTACACATCATTAAACTTTTACCGCCATGAGGTGGAGCTAAGATAACATTTAAAGTTTTCTTTGGTAATCCACCATTTGTTATAAGATTAAAATAGTTTAGCCCGAAAGGAACTTTTTCTTCAGTTCTATGATAATATTCATAACGGCTATCAGCATCACCCAAATAATCATGACCAACGCTTGAGTCAAAAGAAACAGATAATGCTTCAGATAATAACGTAGGAATACTTCCTTTTGATAAATCTTTATGTTTTCCATCGAGAATTGTAATAGATTCTCTAACAGCATTAAAGATTGCTTGGTCTTGACAAAAAGTTTCCGTTTTATCAACTAACCATTCCAAATCTACAGTTTCAGATTTAGCTTCATGCAATTCATTTAATAATGTAAGAGTTTCTTTATGTTCTTCTTCGGAAACTGTTTTTTCATTTAACTGAATAATAAGAGCTTCATATGTTGGAATATTTCCATAATTTGTAATGAACGAACTAATCTCGTTAAAAATTGTTCGTTCATTTCTATCATTAAAATAATCTGCCCTTAAAAAAGGTAATACTTTTCTCGTAAATTCTTCAGAGTAATGAAGGTTCTTCAAAATCAGCGTATTCAGATTCAATATTTTCTCCTGCTTCTTTAATACTGTCAGTAAGAATTTTCATTAATATATCACCTATAGTATTTTTAAAATCTATAGTTTCAAATAATTCTTTTGGTTTTTCGGCGTCATAAACGACATCATAATTAAAACTTAACACAGCAGATCCATCTGGATTATCTGTACCATCATCTTGAACACTAAGATCGCTTAATGTTACGATAACCCCGTCAAATTCACCGGATTCTAATTTTAATCCATTTGCTCCATTGACCTCAATGAAATTATACTCTACAACTGTTCTTTCGTCAACCATTTTTTTCTCCTACCAAACATTAAACCAAACGCCAGTTCCATGAACCCACGCAATTGGAGCCATTATGGCTCCGGCAATTAAAAATAACCATTCTTTATTGTTAATACAAACTATAATATGAGTAAACCAAGATGCTATTGTCCAACAAAGAAAACTAATAATAAGCGTTACATAAAAAATATCATTAATATCAATTCTAGTTAATCTATGCATCTTCCAATTCCTCATCAGCAAATACAGCATCAATATCTTCATCAATATCATTACCAAAAATATCTCCATGAGATACTTTATATTTACTTTCAATAAATGCTTTAAATTGAGTGCTTTCCAAAATAGGATCCCAAAATTCAGCAGATTCAGTTTCTTTTAATCGATATTTTTTCTCTAAAAGTTCACCAGTTGCTAAATTAACTTTTTGATACCAACCATTACTCGGTTTAATAACGATACCAGATTCTAATGCTAAATCAATTAAACCAGACCATTTACTAATACCACCTTTAAAACTTACGCAAACTGGAATTTTAGATTTCTCTTTGGTATATCGAGATTTCTCAACGTTAATAATAAAGTTATATCCAATTACTTCAGTTCCTTCTTTTTCTTGTTGGCGACCTAAAATATAAATGTTATCAGCTGCATAATATGAACCAGTACCGCCACCAACAACATCTTTTGCATAAAGTTCCATTGTTTTATAGGTATGATTAACAGCTACCAATGGAATATCTTTTAACATTAAATGAGGAGTAATCATTCTAAACAAAGATTTTAATTGTTTAGCTCTTGTCATATCAGCTGTTGATTTACCATCTAAGGCATCATCAACTTCTTTCTTACTAGCCAAATTACCAATAGAGTCTATAAGGATAAGAATTCGATCTCCACGGACAATATTATCAATCTGATTCATTATATCAAACTTCAATTCCTCGACGTTTTTAAGAGGAGTGTGGATCACTCTATCCATATCAATACCAAAAGATTGGAAATATGATTGCGGCGTACCAAACTCTGAATCATAAAATAACAAAACTGATTCTGGATATTTATCCATATACGATTTAGCCATTAATAAACTAAATGCAGTTTTAAAATGTTTACTTGGACCAGCCCACATAGTAAATCCAGGAGTAAACCCTCCATCTAATGAACCAGATAAAGCCACATTAATAATTGGAATTGGCGTTTGAATCATATCTTTATCAACAAAGAATTTTGATTTAGAAAGAACCGAAGTTTCTTTAATTGTACTATTCTTTTTAATTTTATCTAACAAACTCATATTTTATTTTCCTTTAAGCAAAAAAGTCATCAATACAATTTCTTCTTTCATGCGACCAACCAATGGCTTCCAACATACCATTTAATGGGTCCAAGAAAGTTTTTTCATACTGTTTATCGTAATCTACATATTGTTCTAAATCAAACTCAGGTGGAATTGAAACTGGAAATGAAATTACTTCATGTTTTAATGGATTAGGTAATTTTAAATAACAAAATTTAATATGCGCACCTTCACCAATCATTTCATATCTATTCTGAAGACTCATTTCACGAAGTTTATTGTTATATAGGATCGAACCTTTAGTATGAATCGGACATTTATTACCATAAATGGTTTCTGAATCAGAATACTTTTCAATACCATTTACTCCACGAGGAAACGCAATCTCTTCGACAGAATATTTTTTAAACTCGCTTTTTACTTCAGAAACAAAATTTTGAATATCCTCTTCAGTTCCATTTAAAATCAAACCAACTGAGCTACGAAGTTTATCGCGAATAACTAATGGAGTTGAAGATTTAACAACTTCAAGACCCATAATTTTTATCTTAGGTTCGTTATAAACAACACCTTCATTTTCATACACATTTAATGCATATCGTTTTTTACCAGTCCAAAAACCATTAGAACTAATACCCTCAAGTTTAAATGAAATACAGTTACGTTTTACATGAGTATAGGCTTGCAAATCATCACAACATTCATTAATAATTGGATCAATCTTTTCTTTACAAATTTTACTTAAAACAGGAACAATTTCTTTAAATTCTTTATCAGAATAAAATTTATTAACAATAGGTTCTAACGAAAGATAAATTGAATCTGTATCTTGATAAATTACCCATGGATAATCAGCTTTAAACATTTTATCTAATTTTAATTTAACAAATTCACCAACGGAAATAATAATGTATTGACCAGATAAAGTTACAGCTCGAGCATTTTCTAAGGTGTAATATCTAAAGAAAGCGTTACCTAAAGCTCCATACAAACTATTCATAGCAATTTTAAATGCCATCTGCTCATTATTAAACTTTGAAATTAAATTAGATATTCTTTTGTATTCTTTTTTATCATAATCTTTATTAGCTTTTAATAACTCCATTTCAGATTCATATTTTAACATTGTTGATTTCGCCTCTTTACGTTTTTTCATATAAACGTCAATCAACTCAGGAATCATACCAACTTTGTCTTTGCGATACATAGCACCATTAGCTGCAACAGCATATTCTTCTGGAAAAGTATATTCTTTATCTAATAAACCTTTAGTTGTAATATTACCATCAAACATACCAGTAAAAGTTTCCAACGAAATATTCCATGTTTGTAAAATACTTGGATACAAACTAGTGGCATCGAAACTAGCAATATTACGATAAAACCCAGGAACTGGTTCACGAACAAAAGCACCTTCAAACTGTTCATTTTTACTATTTTTAGATCTAGGTGGAATTACAATTTTATTCGCTTTTAAATGATTAAAAATAATTGCATCCCACATTCTAATTTGGCTATAAATATCACCATAATTAATTTTGGCCAAATAACTCATGGTTAAGCACAAATCAATAAGTTTTTCTGAATCTTCTAGCTCATCGACTCTATCGCAGTCGATAATGTTATAATCCACAAACTTATTCCAACCATTAGTGTAAAAATCTTTAAATGTATCAAATTCACTATGATCTAATTTACCATGACCTAAAACTAACTGAGCTACAGTTTCTAATCGTAAATTTTCTGGTTTTTTCTGTCCGTATTTTTTATAAAGATCTCGAAAGTCAACAACGTTAACTCCAACAATTTCAAATAGAGTTGTTGGTTTACCAAAATCGTCTTTAGTTTTTCGTTCTTTAATCCTGTTCCATGGACTTAAATCCTTAACTCTATCTTCGCTAATAATTTTAGCAATACGATTAACAAGATATTTTATATCGAACCCTTCAACGTTCCAACCTGTAATAATATCAATATCGCTATGTTTCCAGAAATCAACAAAACGGTTCAATAAAGAATACTCATCATCACATAAAATAAACTCACAGTTTTCTTTTTTATTTCCAGTATATTCTCTAGACATAAAAGTTGTAGAGCGTTTTGTTTTCATGTTTTTCATAGTGATAAGAAGAACTTCTTCTGCTGCTAAATCAGGAGATGGAAAACCGGAATTTTCTGTTGCAGTTTCGATATCCAATACATATGAATTAATGTATTCTATATCCCAATCAATAACTTTTGGAAATTGATCAGAGATAAATTGGACATCGAATCCGATATCACCATAAATTTCAAAATTATCTACATCTTCGTATCTTTTAATAAAATCACGGGTTTCTTTAATATCTCCAGGTTGGATTTCTTCAACATATTGACCGAAAAGATTTTTCCAATCACTTTGTTTATTTGATTTAACATAAACTTTAGGCGAATATTCATATTTGAACTGAACTCGCTTACCATTTTCAATCCCTTTGTATAAAATACTATTCCCTAATATAGATACGTCAGTGTAGAATTTTGACATTTATTTTCCTGTAAAGATTTTTTGTGGCGCAGTTAAGATTTTACCAAAAATTTTATTATATTGTTCAACAAATTGTTCATCTGGTTCAATATAGAATACAACTAAATTTTTATTAATTTCAATCTTATTTTTATTTTTTGGGTTATTATATTCCGGAAATGGAGCAAAACCAACTGATTGTTCTTTTGGATTTTCCAATGAGTCAGTAATAACTAATTGAATCGTATCTTCGAATAAATCACATTCAGGTCTCGTTTCGCATGGACCAAGATATGTTCCAAGAACTGTTTCACCAGATAATAATTTAAATTGTTTAACTGTCATTTTCTTCCTCAATTTTATATATTTTAACACCGCATTTTTCAAGAAAACGAATACCTGCGGCTGAACGATATTCGTTTTTATAATATAAAGTTTTTATACCAGAACTGTATATAATTTTTGCGCACTGTAAACAAGGACTATGAGTACAAATAATTGTTGCACCTATACCAGATTCTGTTGAACGCGCTAACTGACTAATTGCATTTGCTTCAGAATGAATTAACTCATCATAGGTTTTTAATCCTTCCCACTCATTTTTATTGAAATTATACGTGAATCTAGCTTGTTCGTCAAGAGGTAATTTTGAAAATTCAACATTATCAATAGAAACTGGATATTCACAATCATTAGGCGTCCACCCTGCAGGCATTCCATTGTACCCACAGCTAATGATACGATTATTCTTTACTATGACCGTACCAACTTGTAAACGAGTCGCATAGGACAACTGAGCAGTTCTCTCGGCGACATCCATAAAGTATTTAACAAATTTATCTTTCATTTTTTATCAGGGTTAAATTCATCATCAATATCAAATATAAATTGCTTTATAATATAAAACGCTTCTTCCATATTACTTTCACCAATTTCCATATCACACCTTGCTCTAATTATTTCTGGCGTAATTACTTTTAATTCTTCATAGGTATAAATTGGATTTTCATCAGCTCCAGCATACCATAAAGCTAGTTTTTGAGTTTCTTTTGTTTCACCGGATTCAGTTGTATGAAATGCATACCAATCTGAACAAGACCAACGGCTATAAGACATAATACCTCCTACATTTAAACTATAATAATATTATACTATATAAGTCATTTTTCGTCAAGCAAAAAAAAAGGGCAACCATTTCTGATTGCCCCTATAGTTATAAAACCTAATTATTCTATTTGAAATATTTTAGGCTTTTTGTTATCTGGTATTACATTTCTTAGCGATACATATAACATACCATCGGATAATGATACTTTATCGACTTCAACTGTATCAGCTATGGTAAATGTTCTAGTAAAATCTCTTTCAGCAATTCCTTTATATAAGAATTCCGAATCTTTTTTAGATTCATCTGGTTTAATTTTACCTGTAACAACAAGTTTACCTGTATCTAAAGTAACTGAGATTTGATCTTTTGTATATCCAGCAACTGCCATTTTGATAACAAACTTCTCTTCAGACTGTTTAATAATATCATATGGAGGAAACCCAGTTTGCGGCTTTTCCAATTCATTGATTCTACGAAATAATTCGTCAAAACCAATTAATGCTGAATTATGAATTGTTCTAAAAGTAGTTAAGTCTTTAGCGTACATATTTTTCTCCTTAAAAGCAAGATTTAATTTCGACCCCCGAAGCAGGTCATTTTTCCACGAGAACCATTCTCGCAAAACTATTTAGCCACCAGCAAAAACGTCTCCCGACCCTGACGCTGAATGGCCACAAGTAGCGGCATCGCCAGCTCGACAAACTGCAATGCCATTAACAAATACTGAACCAGAACCAGCAGCCATAGTTGGGGAATCATGAGGGGCGACCCCATGACCTGTAACTGCATCACCTATTCTAACTGCTGCAGCTCCATTAACAAATACATCACCGGATCCAGCAGCTAATTTACCTCCAGCTGAATCCGTACTTTTTCTAGTAACTCCAGGCATTATTTTTTAACTTTGCCAATGTTATATTTACTAACCAAATTATATTCATCTTTTTCTTTATACGATAAAATTTTAATTTGACTAATAGGAACTAACGGAGATTTACATTCATCTTCGTGTCTAATTTCCAATAATTCCCAATCTCTTAAAAGATTTACAATAGTATTTCTTCTAGCAATATCATTTTCACTAATTTCATGAGATTTGTTATCTAGACCAAATAATTCTTTAAAATGGATAATTACATATCTACTTTGTTTATGTAAAATATGACATGATTGATATAAAGTTTTATCTTTTTTAGATAATACGCCAATTCTAGATAATGTTTCTTTAATTTTTAAAAAATTATTTTCATCAATAAATACCTCAACGCCATATCCATTAAAAATGTCACTCATTTTATAACTCCTGTTTTATCAACAACTTCCTTAATTTTATCAATTTGTTCAGGAGTAAGAATTCTTAATGCATCTTTAGCTTTTTCTGATGAATAACCGAAATACTCCTTAATTACCTGAATATCTTTTGATTCGCTTGCTTTATACCATTTTTGAAAAGGTCTTTTCTTAGCAACTAATATATTTAGGTAAAAATCATATTGCATTTTTTTATCTAAACCAGAATACTGATTCATTTCATTTACATATAACAAACAATCATTATGCTGACTTAATGCTCGATTTACAATATAAGGTTCGTATTGTTTTTCGTTATCGGATGTAATAATAGATTTTTTATATTGAAGCAATGATGGTAAAACTTCTTTAAACAAATCCATAAATCACCTATTTGAATTCTAAGTCAACCATACATTCTGTAAAGAAAGCCATTAAATTAATCTCGTGATCAATAACAAAAGCTGTTTGATATTGATATCGACCAATTAATAACACTAACTGGGGTATTGAATTTGGCTTTAAAATATCATACATTGAATCATACATCTTGCGATAAATTGTTTGACTATCATTATCTAAGTTATCAACAACCCATTTTCTAACGTCAGCAAACGATTTTTCTTTTAAACCTTTAATTAATGGTGTTAAATTTACATCAGAAACTTGTGATAATAAACCCGCATCAATAACACCACCCATTGCATAACGCTGAAGTTCGTTTAAAACTCTACGATTATCTGGATAATATTTAGCAATAACCTGAGCTACAACTTCTTTGTTATATTCAACTTTTTCTTCATCTAAAATCCAACAAACTCGTTTAAAAAACTGAGCCATTAATTTCTGTTTATCTTCTTTTGTAATCTTTACATCGACAACTGAACATCTTGAATGTAGCGGTTCAATAATACGGTTTTTATAGTTACAAGTAAATATAAAAGAACAGTTACGAGAAAACTCTTCAATTGCATTACGCAAAGCTGGTTGTAGTGAATTAGCATTTAAATAATCTGCTTCATCAATAATAATTACTTTACGTCCGCCAGATAAACTAACTGAAGATGCATAATTTTTAATTTTACCACGAAGAACATCAATACCATTTTCATCAGAACCATTAATGACAATATAGTCGCAATCTGTTTCTTTACATAAGGCTTTTGCAATAGTTGTTTTACCAACGCCAGCTGAACCTGCAATTAATAAATGAGGGATTTTGTTTTGAGTAACAAATTCTTGGAATGTCGATTTGATTGATTCAGGAAGAATACAATCTGAAATTTTTTCTGGTCTGTATTTTTCGCACCATAACATATGCTCACGTATCATAATATAAACTCCAAAATAAAAATAATAAAAAGGGTGACCGAAGCCACCCAAAAATCAATTTAAGCTGTATGACCTGATACAACACTTACATAAAGTTTAGCAAATTCTTTATCTTCAGTATTTTGTTCAGCAAAATTTTGTTTATGATACGTTTTAGCTAAACGATTAATAATTTTCTTTGGTAACTCAATTTGATCTTTAACGGCATCAACGATATCTTTAATTGCTTCTTTTTCGCGCTCAACTCTAGAAAAATGAACTGAAATTTCTTTCAACCCATCAGTAAGAATTTTTAATTGTTTATCATCAAGCGTACCAAATACTGTTTCTAAAGTTTCAGTCATAATATTATTCCTCTGTCAAAATTGATTTAATGCCATGTATTAATTCTTTTTTATCAACTTCTTCACTAATATAAGCATCTAATAAAGTAAATAAAAATATTTGTTTCATTTTATAACTTGAAGTAGCTGGAATATAAGAATTCCAGTTATCTAACATTGTATTATTAAAATCGCTCATATTTTATTTACCAAATGTTGAACTC